GACGATGAGCTGGGGCGAGCTCGGCGTGCTGATGCTCAAGGCCAAGGAGTCGGTCGACCAGTACGGCGACGACAACGCCCGGATGCAGTTTAAACAGAAGCGGCTGGCGATGCCCTGGAGCGAAGAGGGTGGCGAAATGGTCAGCACGGTCGAGGCCGCCAACTACAAGATGGGCGACGCATGGGACGCCGAGGCCATGATCTCGCCGAAGGGCCGGGTCATCGAGCAGACGGACGCACCGCAAGGGAGCATCCCATTCCGCACGATGGGCGTCGACGTTCAGCGCGGCCACTTCTGGGTGGTCGTTCGGCGCTGGGCAAAGACCGGGCACAGTCGGCTGCTGGCCTTCTCGCGTATTGAATCATGGGGCAACGTAGAAGCCTTTGCCAAACAATGGGCAGTGCATCCGGCGATGGTCTTTGTGGATTCCGGAGACTCGACTTCTGAAGTGTATCGCGAGTGTGCCAAGCGGAACTGGAAGACCGCCAAGGGGTCTGGCTCCGAAGACTTCGCCGTGACCGACAAGGACGGTAAGACCAGCCGACGCTACTACTCCGAGAAGCAGGCGATCGTCGTCCCTGGCATCCCTCAACGGGCCATCCTCGTTTCGCACTCCAACTTGGCCGGCAAAGACCTCCTGCACGGCCTCCGCGCCCGCAAGGTCTGGACCTATGCCCTCGATGCCGACCCTGCCTACGTCGAGCAGCTCAACTCCGAGGTCCGCGTCAAAGACCGCCGAACGGGCAAGGCCCACTGGATACTTCCCCAGGGCAAGAAGGACAATCACAGTTTGGACTGCGAAATCCTTGCCCTACTGGCCGCCGTCCGCTGGGGCATCGCCGGCAGGGAAACTACCGAAACCGACTTGCCTTCCCAATGACCTTTGGCAATCTATCAGCAAGGGACGCGGCGCCAATAGTTGCGGGAAGGAAGAAGCTCGTGGCGTGGGTTGGTCGTCGCGTCCCCCCTCTCGGCTTCCATTCTGGGCAATACTAAATGGCCTCTGGACTCTTCATCGGACTTACGGAGTGCGAACTCCTCGACATCAAAGCCAAGGCTGTTGCGCTCATTACCGAGGGCAAGACCCTGATGTCCTACTCGGACTCGGGCTCGTCGGCCTCCAAGCAGTTTGCTATGCCCCCCAAGGAGATGCTTTCAGAGGCGATGTTCGCCCTGAGCCGCCTTGATCCCGAGACCTACGGCAGGCGCACGACCGTCATCTCGACCTCCTGGTCTACGCGTCGCGACTAATCTATGGCCCCCCGCAAGAAGACAATCCCCACTGTCAGCCTCCGTGCTCCTAAGCCCAAGACCGGGCAGGGTGCTTCGTTGAAGCCTCAGGCTGCCGTCATTGACCAGCAGGGCAGCGGGTTCGGTGGCAGTTACTCGGGCTGGCAAAGCACGATGTTCTCGAACTCGCGCCGTGCCATCTTTGGTCAGGCACCGGGCGACCTCCGCCAAGACCTGACGCCGTGGAACCGCATGGCGATGATTCGCAAGTGCCGTTGGGCGGAACGAAACAGCGGCCTGTTCAAACAGATTCTGAACGACATGGTGCTCTACTCCGTGGGCGACGGCATCAAGGCCCAGAGCCACGCGTCGACCCCTGAGATGCAGGAAGTCTACGAAGCCTACTTCGCCGAGAAGGCCAAGCGTATCGACATCACAAACCGTTTCTCGTTTTACCAAGCCCAGGCTATCCTCCTCCGCGGCATGATCCGTGACGGTGACTCGTTCGCCGCCAAGGTCCGCAACGCTCAAGGCGAAGCGAAACTCCAGCTGATGGAAGCCCACCGCGTTGGCGACCCGCTCGACGAGACCGTGGTCATCCCGGGCATCCATGACGGTATCATCTACGGCCCTTACGGTGAATACACTGCGGTCAACGTCTACAAGTCGGACGGAAGCAACCGCCAGATTCTCGCCCAGTCGATGATGCACGTCGTCGACCATGAGTACGCCAGCGGATGCCGCGGCGTCCCCCTCCTGCAGTCCAGCATCAACTCCATCCAAGACGAGATGGAGATTCTCGCCCTCGAGAAACAGGCCGTTAAGGACAACGGTGATGTCGTCCGCACGATTCAAAAACAGGGCGGCGTCCTAGATCAGGACACTGCCAACGAGCTGGGTGCGCTGAACGTCCCATCCTACACCTCCATCGCCAACACGATGGGCGGCAAACTTCTGGTGCTTGACCAGGGCGAGTCGATGTCGTCCTTCCAGAGCAACCGACCCAACAGCACCTTCGTCGGCTTCCTCGCAGCGCTTGAACGCGACATCGCTCAGGGCGTCCTGCCTTACGAGTTTGTCGGCGACTCCTCAAAGTTAGGCGGCGCCACGGTCCGATTGGTCACCGCCAAGGCTGGCCGAGTCTTTAGCAAATATCAGGGCATCATCATCGAGACCTTCTGCGTCCCAACGTGGGGCTACATCATCGGTCAGGGTATCGCCGCCGGCGAAATCCCAGACGACCCGCACTGGAACCGCGTCTCTTGGACCACCCCGAAATCCGTCACCGTCGACGCTGGCCGTGAAGCCGCCAACGACCGTGCCGACGTGGAGATGGGTCTGCTGTCTATGTCTGAGCTCTACGCCCAGCGCGGCCTAGACTTCCGCACCGAAATGGACAAGCGCGCCGCCGATATGGTGCATATCCAGAACCTCGCCAAGCAGTACGGCATCCCGTTCGAGCTGCTCTTCCGCCCGACCAACACCCCGATCGGTACGGTCGAGGGCGTCGACGAGTCCGAAGACGAGCCGGCAGAAATGGAAGAGCCCGAATCCGAAGACGAACCCAACTCCTAATTTCCCCATGCGTTTCCTTACCAACGGACTGTCGGGCCGCGAGCCCCTCCTCATTGACCCGGCCAAGGCCAAGGACCATGCTGTCCTGGCTGAGAAGTTTGGCTTCACGGATATGCTCGCCCAACTGTTCGGCGTGGCCCCGAAGCCCTACGTCACTGCGGACGGCATCGGCGTTATCCCGGTCGTCGGTGTGATCGGCAAAGGTCTGACCCCTATCGAGAAGATGATGGGCGCCGCTGACGTGGACGAACTCTCTGCCGCCATCGATGCGTTCGCCATGAACCCAGATGTAACGCGCATCGCCCTGCAAGTCTCTTCCCCTGGTGGCACGGTCACCGGCATCGAAGAATTAGCCAACAAGGTCCGCAACCTTGAGAAGCCTACGATGGCTTACACTGATACCGAGATGGCCTCCGCCGCCTATTGGGTCGCCTCCGCAGCTGACCGGGTCATCTCCTCCAAGTCCGCCACCGTCGGGTCGATTGGCGTCTACCTCGCTGTTCCTGACTATTCCGAAGCCGCCGCGATGGCTGGTATTAAAATGGTCGTCATCAAGTCGGGCAAGTTCAAGGGTGCTGGCATCGAAGGCACGTCCCTCGACGAAGGCCAGATGGCGAACCTACAGGCCAGCGTCGACGAGATCCACGGCGAGTTTAAGGCCGCCGTGCTGATGAAGCGCAAGATGGTAAAGGCCGAAGCCATGGAAGGCCAGACCTTCTCGGGCAAGCAGGCCGCCGCCCAGGGACTAGTGACCGGGCTGGCTGACTCCTTCAGCGAAGCCCTACGGTCCTTCTAAGTTTCCAACCTCCGCAAACTCAAGATGACCATCGAAGAACAATTGCTCGAAGCCTCGGCTGCCCTCTCGGGCCTCACCGCCGAACGCGATGACCTCCGTGCTACTGTCGAGAAACTCACCGTCGGCGCCGCCGCGGAACTCGAGCAGCTGAAGGTCGAAGCCTCCGTCAAGGACGCCTCCATCGCTTCCCTCACCGAAGTCGTCAAGACCATCGAAGCCGAAGCCGCCGCCCTTAAGGCCGCCGCCCTCGAAGCTGAAGCCACCAAGGTCAGCGCCTCCAAAGAGGCCGCCCAGATTGCCGCGTCTGTCGGCGTCACCCCGGTTGCCCTTCCCCAGGGCGATGCCGCTCCTGCCGAGGCCGTCAATCATTACGTCGCCTTCATGGCTCTTCCTGTCGGCTCCAAGGAACGTAACGCCTACTTTGAGGCCCATCGCTCCGCGATCATCAAAGCCGCCCTCTAATTTTCCTCAACCCTACCTAATCCAAACTATATAATAAAATGGCAAACAGTCTAGCCGCCGCTCCGGCAGTCCTCTCCGCAGGGGTCCTCTCTGCTCTCGTCAACAAGTTGCCCGTACTTTCTGGCATCTCGTCCGTCTTCTCGGCTCGTCCCGGCTCCACCGGCATGAGCATCCAGGTGCCCCTCATCGGCACCTCCACCGCTACCACTTTCGGTTCCGGTGGCTACCTCACCCAGGACGACGCGACGATCACCGCCGCGACCGTCTCCCTGACCCAGTACAAGATTTCCAGCCGCTTCACCCCTTCGAACCTGAAGGACTACGGCGCTGACTTCTTCGTCAACAACTTCGTCCAGACCGCTTCGATCGGTCTCGCCCAGAAGGTCATGGACATCATCAACACCCAGATCACTGCCGCTAACTACAGCGTCTCCTCGACCTCCGGTGCTGACCTCAGCTACGCTGAACTCGTCGGTGTGCAGAAGACCCTCGACGACGCCAAGGCCCCGAGCCCTCGCTACGCCGTGCTCAACAGCACCTACATCTCCGACCTCCGCAAGGACACCACGATTGTTGGCAACAACGTCCTCGGCGCTAACATCATCCGTGATGGCGACCTCGGTGTCATCGCTGGTGCTCGCGTCTATCAGTTCGCCAACCTCTCGGCCAACAGCGAAAACCTCGCTGGCTGGGTCGCTGGTCCTGACGCCATCGCCTTCGCTTCCGCTCTCCCGGACTCGATGGACATCCCTGGTGCTGAAGTCTCGAACGCTACGGACGCCGGCACGGGTCTCGGCGTGCAGGTGCTCGTCTTCATGGAACAGTCGGGTTACCTCAATATCACGGCAACCCTGATGGCTGGTGCCGCCGTTGGACGCTCGAGCTCGTTAGTGCGCCTAAAAACCGCGTGAGCGGTGCGGCTTAAGCCGCTACTTAAAGGGCTCCGCAAGGGGCCCTTTTTTTGTGCCCCGTTGCCAAAGTCGGCATTGATAGGATGAGCCTCTACGGAACCGAACTGCTGAACGACGCCAAAGAGATGATCGCGGACTTCGGCGTGGCCGGGTCGGCTACGGGCATTACCTTCCAGTGTCTCATCTCCGACCCCGCCGTCATGACCGTCCTCGAAGCAGGGGGGTATATCGAGCGGACCCAGTATAGTGTCAGGCTCCCCGCTGTAACAGCCGCCTGGAGCCTCCCAGACGGGTCTAATGGGGCATCCGCGGCCACCGTGGGTGGAGGGGTCGTCATCGCCGCCCTAGGCCAAGGCAAGAAAATCGTGGCTGGCGGTCGGACCGTCCGCATTACGACCCAGACCTACAAGCCTGGGTCGGCATGGATCACGCTCGTCGTCATCGACGATAACCAGTAACCCGCCGTGGTCACGGTGAGTATCAGTCCGAAGTCTCAGGCTGAGTTTGTCGCTGCCCTCCGTCAGTTTGCGGCCAACACCGGGCAGACCATGCGGGACGCGGCGCTCGAACAAGCCGCCCTTGCCTGCCAAGACGCGGCGACCTTCACCCCTCCCCTGCCCAAAGGCGGAGGCCGTGGCCTATCCAAAGCCGCCCAGACCGCCGGCGACAACGCCGTGGCCGGGGACATCCGCAAGCTCTTCGTGGCGGCCAATGACCGTAACTCTAACTCGGCTTCGGCCCTGCTAGGCAATCAGCTGGCTCATGCCACCAAGGCCAACGACATCGGCCTGTTTAATAAAATCATCGGCAAGGGAACGCTCCAGGCATTGAAGGGACTATCGCCCATCATGCGCAAGATTGCCAACGACCGCGATTTTGACCGGGCGTTCAAGAAGGCTAAGAACTATTTCAACACGACCAACCCTATCCAGACCGACTACGGTCAAGGGTTCGTCAATGAGCTGCGTCCTCCGCACAACCGCATCAAGGGCAAGTTTGGTGGCCGCATCGGCAAGTCTACCCGCCCGGTCAAAATCAAGATGCTTGTGGAGTCCAAGTCCGACCTCGACCAATACATCCGCGACCGCCAGCAGATGGTCGGCATGATCAAGTCGGGCTGGGCGTCCGCCCTTCGCTCCCTGCCTAAGCCCGTCATCAACGGCATCCCTAAAGACTTCGGGGTCGACCTGCTCAAGGTAGCCTGGATTAACCGGCACACGCAGACCCGCGGCACCAACAGCCTCACGGCCAACGAAAAGGTCGTCGAGCTGAGCGTCACCAACACGATGGGCAACGTGAATAACATTGGCGTCGACGCCTCCGTGCTTCCCCTGGTCTACGCAAACCGTATCAAACAAATGCGCGCCCGCTTCGATAAACACATGAACGCCACCATCCAGCGTGCTAACCGCCGCTAACCTTTATGGGAACCAAATCTATCCGCCACATCGTCGAGGACGCCTTCCAGACGTACCTTGCAAACGCCGATGGCCTTAGCGGCGCCGTCACCTTCGTTGCGGGCGACAGTAACAACACCGCCACCCTTCCCAAGGGCATCGTGCTTTGCGAGTCAGCCCGGGCTCCTGGCGATCTCCCCGAGGGCCTTGGCAACTACTCCTGCTCGGTCCGCATCACCCTGTTCTCAAACGCCGACGACACGACCATCACCGTTCACCGTGCCCGCTGCGCCTTAGTAGTCGGCAATATGCGTGACCTGACCTCCATCAAAGACAAGTTTACGCAAATGGGCGACGCGTCCTGCTACGACGTTACCATGCTGTCTGAAGACGAAGGGGTCGACGAGCGCTCCTGGGCAACGGCCTTCACTTTTGACGTCCTCGTGGTCTTCCCCGCGTAAGGTTACCAAACCAAGCAAATACAAATGGCCGCCATCTCTAACGGAACTACCTGCCTCTATGGCGTCGCAGGTACTGTCTCGAACCTCTTCGTGCAGTCCTACAGCCTGTCCTCCTCGTTCAACGCCGAGGCCACGGTGGTCAACGAAGACGGCCTGACCAAGACCCATCGCCTCGACGATCGCAAGTCCGAGATTACGGTTGAAGGTATCTGCAAGACCTCCTCGATGCCTTCCCTTGGCACGACCCTCAGCTTCACGCTCAACGCCACCACGGCTTACCCCGCTGGCTCGGCTTCGGCTTCGTTTTCTGGAGTCATCACCAAAATTGACGAGAAGGGCTCTAACAAGGGCTTCACCGCAGTCACCGTGACGGCCATCGACTACGAAGGAATTACGATGTAACTGCCACTTGCCTTGGCTTCGGCTAGGGCAAGTATCGGTTGCATGGACAAACGGTTCCTCGCTGCCTTC